ATTAATTGGATCTTTCAACCACTAGGTATTAATACTACCGATAAATATTTGGACAAAAATTTTTGGCTGGATTCAAGTGATAGATTAATGTATGAGGGCAAAGCACCTCAACTTTCTGACACCAGAGCAGCCCGTATGCCAGCATTCTTTGAGCACAGCAATGTCAACCTACCCCAATACGCTTGAGCCTTTGCTCGGCCCTAACCCTAACTCATTACTCTTAGAGATGGAGGAAAAATTCCCACCCTTTATTCCTCATCCTAAAGAAGAGTTAGCTTCTATCATGTTTAAAGCTGGTCAGAGATCAGTGATTGAATGGTATGAAAGTAGAATAGATGAAAATTGAAATATTAAACCCCGTAAACTTGCCTACAGTATGGCATGAGATTAAACCTTTAGTAGATAAAGCATTTAAATACAATCAAGGTGAAGTAACAGCTAATGATTTGTTAGAACAACTTATGAACAATGAGTTGTACTTATTAGTTGGTACTGATGACGACTTTAATTTAGTTGGAGTTCTGATAGCTGAAGAAACCGTACACCCTCAAAAGAAGGAGCTGTTTGTATGGACTTGGGCTACAGTTGATGGTACTGCTGATGAATTATGGTATGAACAATTTGAGAATGCTTTAATTAGCATAGCTGAAAGCACTGGATGTCATTATATATCTGCTTGGAGTCGAAAAGGTTTAGCTAAAAAGATGATCTCCCGTGGGTGGGAGGATTCTTATTCTGTAATAACAAAACATTTACATTAAGAGAAAACTATGGGAGGAAGTAAAAGTAGTAACAAAGCCAAATCTTCATCAAAAGCTAATACTAAGACTAAGAAACTAACAAAATTACAAAAAAGAATTAATGCAACTTTCGGTACAGATGCAGTCAATCGCTTAAAACAACAACACGCTAGTTTTAAAGCTCACCAGAAAGCAGGTACTTTATCTACTCACCAAAAGAAATATAAGACAGGAGCATATTCTCTATCAGGAGCACAACGAGCACAGAATGCAGCTAGAGAAAGAATTGCTGGACTTAACGTTAAACCTAGTTCAAAAAGCTGGGTTGGTAACTTAACAAATAGTATTACGACAAGTTGGAAGAATCTTGATAACAGCCTTACATCATGGCAGGGAATAAATAACAGAGATGCAGATGGTAATATAAAAGTTCCTGGTTTTATGGGAGACTCCTCCACTAATTGGGGAATGGTTGCAAACAAAACCAAAGATCTAGGTAATTGGGCTAACCAATTTAGAATCAATACTCTAAAGGATATCAACTCTCCAGGTAGCATATTTGGAGCAGGTTATAGAAATGTATATAAAGGTTTTTTAGGTGGTGATGAGGGATTTGGTAGTGGGTTTTCAGACATGAAACCTAGCCTTGCAACTGCACCTATAGCTTTTGGAAAAGGTATGGTAGACTTAGTTCCAACCGTAGGTCAGTTTTTACCTGGTAAAATAGGTGAAGCATCACATAATTATCTTAAACGCTCACAATTCAAAGACCGTTCTTTAGCAACTACACATTTTGCTGGTGGGCTTTACGCACCTGTAGGTAACGTACTTAAAGGAACTAATTTAGCAATCAAAGGTTTAAAATCTTACGCGACTGTAAATAAGGCATCAAAGATAGCTAGAGCTTCAAAGATTGGACCTATAGCAGATAAAGGTTTAAAGGGTTGGTTTTATAAAGGTATGAACCAAAGAGTACCTAATGAAAATCTTGCTAAACTCTTTGGTAAAGGATCACTTTATGCAGACGATGTTTCACAAGTAGGTAAATTCCCTAGAGATATTCCTTTCAAAGGAATTGGTCCTAGTCAGAGAGTTTTTGACGCAGGTTTAAAAGGAACATCTTTCCCTAAAAATCTCACTCAAGCAAAACAGTTTCTTCAAGGTAAAGGTGGAGGAACTTGGTCGTTTAGTAGAGGTGTACCTACTGGCCCTACAGCTTTTGGAAGACAAGCAGTACTAAGACCATTAAGAACAGTTGCTGCAGCTGGTGATGTAACTAAAGCTGTTGTAAAAGGAATACCACAAGGTATACGTAATACTGCTCTTATAGGCGGTGGAACTCTTGGTCTTACTGCTAAAGCATTCAAAGCATTACCACCAGAAATCCAAGCTAAAACAGGATCTGATATATTAGGACACCCATGGGGTCTATCAGCTACAGATTCTTTAACTAAACTTGGTCCTGATCATTGGGGGAATCAATGGGCAAGTGATGTACTGGGACGGATGGTTGAACCTGGTATAGAATACGCAAATGAACAAAGAGGTCTCAAAGGTGCAATTGCTAGAACTCAAGCTGGTAAAATAACTAAAGGACTTAATACTGGTAATCTAAATAAAGCCAGTAGAGCTATAAGAGGAACCTTTGAGTTAGCTGAAAGATATGGAGGTGATATACCTAACTTCGGTGATCTAACTTATGGAAACTTACAGAAAGGTTGGAACCTACTTACTAATAGAGGAGTAACATCTCCTGTTACAGCTAGCAGAAATGCTATGAGTATTGCTAGTGGTCGTGGTAGAGGTGGTAAGATGAGAGTACAAGATGTAGATCTTAATAAGATTGGTGCTCAAACTTCTAATATATATGGAGCAGCTCAAGATGAACAAGACCTAGCTGCATTCTGGCAACGTCAGGATCAAATAAATGAAGCAGCTGAACAACGTCTAAAAGATATACAATCTGATAGATCAACTTATGCTAACTTACAACCACAACTAGCTGGATACGCCGATCAATATACACAAGAATTAGATAGAATCAAACCGTTTGGTCAGCAGTACATTGATGAATTAGCTAGGTTACAACCATATGATAAACAGTTTACTAGTTCTATTGCAGATTTAATTAAAGGTAGAGACGAGTTAAGAGGTTATCGAGGTCAATGGACCCATCCAGATGATGTCAAGTTCCTTAATGAACAGTTACCACAATATGATACAGCTATATCAGATCTAGAAAGTCAGTATAAAGGATATAAAACTTCTATAGCTGATATAACTAAAGGACAGAAAGATTATCAATCTTATTTAAGTGAGTTACAAACTGGTCAGAAAGACCTTAGTGCTTACAGAACTGATATAACTAAACGGCAAGGTGAACTTGAAGATTATTCTAAAGCATTTACTTCTGCTAAATTAGCTAGTGATCAAGCAGCTAAATCATATACTATTAGAGCACAGCAAGGTATCTCTGGTAATCTAAGAACAGGTGTAAGTGGTATAAGAACTGGCGGAGGATTCCGTACAATAGGAAGTGGTAGAGATAGATCCCCTAAGAGACGATTTAATCGTGACTTTAGAATAGGTAGTTTCGGAGACACAAGTATGTCACCAATTAACGTATAAAAAACAATGACAGCAAAATCTAGATATGATTCATTATCCAGTGACCGTTCCCAGTTTCTAAACGAAGCAGAAGAAGCAGGTAAACTCACACTACCATACCTCATACGTGGACATGAAGAACATGTAAGAGGTATGAAACAACTCATCACTCCATGGCAAAGCGTTGGTGCCAAAGGTGTAGTAGCACTAGCGAGTAAACTCTCGCTCAGTCTTATACCACCTCAAACCAGCTTCTTTAAACTACAGTTAGATGAGTCTCAGTTAGGTGAAGAGTTCCCACCAGAAGTAAAGTCAGAACTAGATTTATCCTTTGCAAAGATAGAGCGTACTATCCTTGATGCTATTGCAGCAACAGATGATAGAGTAGTAATACACCAAGCACTGCAACACTTAGTTGTAGCTGGTAACGCTCTTATCTTTATGGGTAAAGAAGGTTTGAAATTATTTCCTCTCAATCGCTATGTTATAGAACGAGATGGTAACGGACAAGTAATTGAAATAGTTACTAAGGAAAGAATCAATAAAAAATTAATAGAGAAGTATCTACCAGAAGGTGTGGAGTATGATGATAAGACAGACGGAACTGACACTGTAGTAGATGATACTAAGAGTGACAAGAAAGAATGTGATGTCTACACACACGTTAAGAGAGATAACAATAGATTTATATGGCATCAAGAGGTATTCGATAAGATCCTCCCTGGTTCCCAAGGGAAAGCACCAGTCGATTCAACACCATGGCTACCACTACGTTTCAATACAGTAGATGGAGAGAGTTATGGTAGAGGTAGAGTAGGACAATTTATCGGAGATTTGAAATCACTTGAGGCACTGTCCCAGGCACTCGTAGAAGGCTCTGCAGCAGCTGCTAAAGTAGTTTTTGTAGTATCACCCTCTAGCACAACTAAGCCCCAGACACTTGCTTCTGCAGGCAATGGAGCTATCGTTCAAGGACGACCTGATGATATAGGTGTGATACAAGTTGGTAAGACTGCTGATTTCCAGACAGCTTATCAGTTGATGGCGACATTAGAGAAGAGATTGAATGAAGCTTTCCTTATACTAAGTGTAAGAGATAGCGAAAGAACTACAGCACAAGAAGTTCAGATGACACAGATGGAGTTGGAACAGCAACTCGGTGGTCTATTTGGATTACTTACTATAGAGTTCTTAGTACCATACTTAAACCGTAAGCTTAGTGTCTTCCAGAAGACTGGTGAGATACCTAAGATACCTAAAGGAATGGTTAAACCTACTATTGTAGCTGGTATTAATAGCTTAGGTAGAGGTCAAGATGTACAAGCTTTAGGATCTTTCCTACAGACTATTGCACAGACCATGGGACCAGAAGCTATACAGCAATACATTAATCCAGAAGAAGTAGTTAAGAGATTAGCTGCAGCTCAAGGTATAGATGTATTAAATCTAGTCAAGAGTATGCAAGAAGTACAACAAGAGAAGCAGCAAGCTCAAGCTCAAGCAGCTGAGATGGAAGCTATCAAGGGTACTCCTAATATGATGAAGGCTCCAATGTTAGATCCTTCTAAGAATCCAGAGCTTACTGGTGAAGATGCAGCAGCAGCTATGGAACAAATGCAACAACAACAAGCACAACAACCACCACAAGAGTAAATGGCAGAAACATTAACATTTGAAAATACAACTGAATCAACTAGTGCAGAGAATCTTAGTGCTGATGAGCAGGATTCTCTGAAGGTTGGTGAAGCTATACAAGATGAGCAAGAGAACTTACTTGCTGGTAAGTATAAGGATGCACAAGAATTAGAGAGTGCTTACATTGAACTTCAAAAAAAACTTGGAGAGAAAGGCTCTGAAGCTGGGGAGGAAGCTGGGGACACCGATGCTTCTAAGCAAGAAGAAGACAAAGAAGATGAGAAAGAAACTAAGGAAGACCCTCCAGAAACTAACATCTTAGATCAGCTATGGGAACAATCAGCTAATGAAAAGTATGATGAAGCTACACTAGAAGCTTTAAGTAAGACTGATCCAGCTGATCTAGCTAAGATGCATCTAGAGTTTCGTGCTAAGAATGCTCCTAAAGAAATCTCTGATGCTGATGCTAAAGAGATTAAAGGTATAGTAGGAGGAGATAAAGAGTATAATGAGATGCTACAATGGGCAGATAAGAATCTTAATGAACAAGAAGTTAAGATGTTTGATGCTGTAATGGAGAGAGGAGATGCACTATCTGCTTTCTTTGCTGTACGTTCATTAGCTTATAGATGGGAAGATTCAAAAGGATATGATGGTAAGATGTTAACAGGTACAGCACCAAAGGCTAGCGGATCTGAATTCCGTAGTCAAGCAGAAGTCGTAGAGGCTATGAGTGATCCTAGATACGAAAGAGATTCTGCATATAGACAAGACGTAATGAAGAAGCTCGAACGATCTAATGTAAACTTTTAACAATGGCTTTAACATGGGACGATAAAGAAAAAGAATTAGCAAACGCCAATATGATGATAGCTGGTACTCCTACAGGACCAGGCGCATCTCCTGGTCAAAGGTGGGACGGACTAGATAGGAATCCAAGACCAGGAGATGCTTTATTTGGTGTAGGTAAAGATGGTCAAACTTTCTTTGAATTTTATAAAAGAGTTATGGGTCTTGATAAAGGTGATAAGATAGCTGACCAAAGTCAATTTGATTCCTTCATGGATAGATTCAAGGCAGGTAGTTCTAATCCTAAATTTCCTTCTCTTAATCACCATTCTCCTGAAGCACAAAAGTTAATACTAAATACTGCACTAAGAATAAGAGGAGTATAATAAGTGCGTGGCGACCTGAACTTTCATCATCGCCCTTCAACTTACTCATTAATTTAATGAACGATACAGAA